ATTTCCAGGCATAAGAACAGGTGTCTTTGTAGCCATAGCCTCGATCCAAGAAAGGCCCCAACCTTCACCGACAGAAGTACTAACAATTAGGTCTGACATATTATAAATCATATTCACAACTTCGCGCGGATAACCTTGGTTGACATTAAAATTTTCTGGAAAGATTACATCTTCAGTTGTATTCATACCGTAGTTTTTAACTACTTCATGGAGATTCCAGCCTTGATCCTTATAAGCCATATGTAAATATAGAATAGAATCGGGCACCTGTTTTCTAAATTCAGCAAATGCAGCTATAGTTCTTGGTATATCTTTTCTTTGTTGATTTCTATTTAAATTGGTTATTACAAACTTATCTGCATGTTTTCCAAGATAAGCCTTTCTAAAATTTAATACCGCATCATCTTTCTCAACTTTATAATCAGTTATGTTGGCCCCGTGCGGTATTACTCTAATGTCCTGTACGCTGGGAAATACTTTCTCTGACATCTTTTTGCCCCATTCTGTATAAGCCACAAGATAGTCAGCAGCATTAACACTGTTTATCCATTCAGGTTTGGGTTGACCGTCAATTGGATAATAACAAATAGATTTGAACTTTCGACCTTTCAATTTTAACTGCTCAATCAGTTGGGGCATAAACGATAGGATAAATGTATCCTGAAGCAAGAACAATATGTCGAATTCCATCTGTTGGGCCATATTAAAGAACTTCTTCCGCCCATAAGGATCGCGCTCTTGGTTGGTTCCGGCCGGCCAGATTCTATAAGGCATATGTGTGTGGTCAAACGGGTCTCCCCAAAAATTTATCCCAAAAATATCAACATCATACCTTCCAGTCCTATAGAGACTTTCAAAAATATTTCTAGATACGGTGGAAAACCCAGTTGCTGAGGTGGGGCTATCGCAGTAGGCTAACACTCTTGTCTTTTTATTAATTTTTTTCTTTACCATAATTTGATTCCTTTTAATATTTATAATTATATCTTTTAAACATAATGGCTCTATACCAAGCCCTATGCCAATTTCTTTCTTTATTTGCTCTATTATTACATGCCCTACATACAGTTATTAGATTTTTAGGTTCACAATTAGTTTTAACATAATCTATATGATGAATAGTTAAGTCGTCTGGATTATTAGAGTAACAACTTGGATTAAGACATTTGTTTCCATCCCTATCACGTATATCTTGTTTGAATTCTTGATCTTTCCAAATAGAGCAATAAGGACCATTAGACACTCCACCCCTCCACTCATGGTTTCCAGGGCCGAACATCTTTACAGCATAACAAGTTGGGCATCTATACTCACCATTATACCAATCAGTAAAAGTTATTTCATGTTTGTGCCCATAAGGACATTTGTATTTAAGTTTTTGTTTTTGATTTATATAGGTTGGTGAAAGTAAGACATAATCTTCTTTCTCAAACTGACCTCTCACGAAATCTAATGTGAACTTTACATTTTTAGCGCAGTATTTACACCTAAAGCCTATTCGCCAATTACCAAAAGTCATACTAGTACTATGCCCTTTCGGACAAATTAAATTCAATTTGGAACGGTTATTAACATATTCCTTACTAACCAAAGTATATCCTTCACTCTCAATACATTCTTTAACATAATTATAACGGTGCCTGAAGCTGTCGTGAATACAATGTGGACAACGCTGTCCCTTTTTCCACTCTGAAAAACCTATTTGATGTTCATGCCCTTTAGGGCACCTATACTTTAATTTTGTCTTAGAATTAATATACTCACCACTTAATAATTCATAACCTTCTTCCTCAAACTTGCTCTTCACAAATTCATATGTTAGTCTTTTACCCATTGTCTACTTCTTTATTTTTTTAGTTGCTAAAAATGGTGATGTAAAATTAGTGGTCGCTGCCTTCATAATATTCTTTTTAACTTTGGGATTTCTAGCACAATAAGAATCCACAGCTTTTTTATTAAGAGAAGACATTTCTACATAGTCCTCATAAGGAACTAATTCCTTCACTGTCTTGGCGTCATAATTAGTTCGAGCGTTCTGTCTTACAAACACCTGCACCTCTTCACCCTTCAAATCTGAACCAGAATTTTTAATCTTCTCCATCATAATCATATCAAGTTCTCTTTTCCTTACATCTAAAATCTTAGCGGTACTTTTAACCATATCCCATTCAGCCACTATTTCATCATCTGACATATTAGCTATTGGCATAAATTCATAATCTGATTTAGTACAAGCATCTGTATATTTTTCACAGTAATCTTTATAATCACACCACGGACAAAAAACATTTAAAGTAGGCTTAACATCATCCTCTTTCAAAGAACACATGGCTTCATAAACAGTGTCTAAATATTCAGAAAATTCCTTACGTTGTTCTGGTGTTCTATAAGAATAAACAGGCTCGGACTTTAACATGTCCAAACATAAAATAACTCTTTTATATTGTGGGTATAAAATTTGAGCCACAAGATCATACAAAGACAACTGTAGATCAGATTTTAATTGATCAGGTGTAGGAGCTGTTTTTGAAGTCTTATAATCTACTACAAGTAGTGTATCCTCATCAAGCTCTATTACCTTATCCATAGCGCCTATAAGTGGTACTCCTGAAGGTGTTTTAAGATCTGGATGTTGGCTATTAGGAAAACCAAATTGTTCCTCTAAACTTACTATTTTAGTACCTAAATCAAAACTATCAAGTCTGGACTTAACAAGGTCTCTTCCGATCGAATGCACCTCCATCTCTTCAATACCTTCTTTGACTGATACTTCATCATAGAACTTTAATATTTTTTTAACATCTTGTTTTTCTAATTTACCTTTCTCCATCCAAATCTTTCCTGCCATCTCTAAAGATTCATGGCAGGCAATACCTAATTTAAAAGATGGATTTGACATCTTGGGAAGATGCTGTACATACTGAAACCAGTATTTCTTTTTACAGCGCAAAAAAGAACTAATTCTAGTGGCACTGATTTTTATTTGCTTACTCATATTATAATCACTCCTTAATTATTTGTCAATATTATAATCGCTACACATTAAACCCATTTTAATAACTTCAAACATAAGTTTTGCCATAGCTTCTCTAAAATTATTAACCATTTGTTCAACATCTTCTATCGGCACAATGTTAAACTCTACCTCATCAACACCCTCGCTTTTAAGCTGAATCGATCTATACTGACCCGACACATCATATAAATCAACTAATTCATCTGTTTTGTCTAAAACATATTCCTTTTCTTCTTCCGTCAATTTAATATTTTTTCTTTGGGCCATCTCAATAAAAATTTGTAGCATCTCAATCTTTAAATTTTCTCTAACCATATACGATTCTAAATTAGATTTTGTACTTGAACCCATATTCGTGCTCCGTTCTGTGTTTTTTCGTTTTTAATATAGAGTCACAGCAATAAATAAGTTGTGCTATAGAGTCCACTACATCATTATATTTTTTAAATGGGTAAAATCCTGGGTCCCATTCTAATAAATCTAACATGATATTAAAAAGAGCTTCTTTATCTTTAGCTTTAAAAAAAGCTTTAACTGTCTTATTACTTACTATATAAGGGGGTGCCTTACGGTACTCAAATATTGTTTGTTCAGCTACACCAGCAAATTTAGAAAGTAATTTATTTACTAAAGGATTTCTACCTAAAAAAGTATCTTCAATAACAACTACCCTAGGTTTATACTTACTAAGTAAAAATTTTAATTCATCCCTAAATTTATCCAATCTTGCTGCTGTAGGTAGCTTTGCTTTTGTAGTAATATTCCCATAAATAAACACCCCATCTTCATGATTTATAGCAGACCAACCAGTACAAGAGGCTGATATATCTAAACTTAAAATATCAGCTCCATTCTTAATGCCCCTCATCCGCTTCAATATTGTCTACCTCCCAAGTAAAATCGCATTCACTACATGAGTATTTATTATTCTCTTCCTCATAAGCTAGCGCATCACAACGTAAACATCTATGTAAAGTATCTAAAAGATTTTGATTTTCCATTTTAATTTCCTTCCATAACAGATAAAATTTCAATTATACTTCCTTTAATTTCTACCGAATCATCATTAAAAAGTAGTGCTTGTGGAGTAAAAATCTGATTACCCTCTAAATTGGGATACTTATTAGTTGCAAGTAAAACTCTAGTAATAGATGGCATATATAGAACACCATCGACTAATAGGTCAAAATCTCCAGCCGCCTCATCAAAAACTTCTGGGCTTATTTCATTATAATTGCCTCTCCTTGGTAATTTAATCATTATCTCATCCACTACCTTAAACCTGGTTGGTGCTAAAGGTAACAGCGACATAGTCGGTAGTCCTTCATAAACTGTTTCTTTCATTACACACTCTCCATTACAATAAAATTATCAATTACGACTTCTGTCCAATATTTCTTTTCAGGAGCTTTGCAGTATCTACACTTACCGTCAAAAGAACTCTCCTCAATATGCCCATGTATCTTAACAAATACCCCTTTTTTAAGTTCATTCAGTGCTTCAGCATTACCATGCCAGGCCGCTATTTTAACATACTGAAATGCACCATTAGGTGTTGGAATAGCTAAAGTGCCTTTTAACAAAGATAAATTGTTTTGTCCAACTAATTTATAATCCTTTTTAGAAATTTTTCCTACTAACGTAACAAAATTTTCTCCTAAACTCTCATTCATACTTTTCCTCCTACATATAATCCTTCATATAATAAAATATTTGTTCATCGGTCAACTCCGCAGGGTCAAGTCCTTCACCATCTTCATTAACTTCTGTTATTATTTCAACAAAAAGAGGCATCTTACCATTAAGAAGATCAAAAGATCTTCCTATAGCTGAAGCACCTGCATAATCATTATCAAAAAAGAAGCATACTCCTTGGTGGGCATATGTGCAAAGAAGATTGACTTGTCCTGTAGTAATTCCTGATCCCATACAGGCAACAACATTTTTAATTCCCAATTCATAAAGTCTCCAGACACTCTTAAACCCTTCCACAATAATTAATATTTTTTCTTGTATTAAATCCTTAATATTATTAAGGTTATATAAAACAGTGTCTTTGTCAAAACCAGGAGTAAGTTTATATTTCTTATGGTACTCAACATTTCTTCTTATATCTCTTAAACTATAAGCTACTAAATCACCTTTATGATTTCTTATAGGAATTATATCCCTAAGAAGCCCATCCTTATCACTATAGCCCCCAGCCACCTCAAAATAATCTAAAGTTTCTTCTTTAAAACCATCAATTAAAAATAAAGAAGATCTATAAGGCTTATAAAACTTTAATCTAGATTCATTTACTATTGAAGATTTTTCTGAAACAATATTACTTTGTCTAATAAACTCCTGTTTTTCTTTTCTTTGTTTATACAATATTAATTTATCTCTACTAACGTTTCTACTACCAGTAAGATCTTCAAGGAACTCTAAAGCTTGCATAAAAGTACATTTATTTATAGCTCTAACTAAACCAAATAGATCGTTCCCATAAGTTTCATGACATTTATGAGAAAAACATACCCAAGTATTTAACTCTTTGTTAACCCTAAAGGAAGTAGTATTGTCACCACCGTGTATTAAACAAGCAGCTCTAATCTCTTTAGTAGATTCACTCTCAATAGTAAACCCCAACTGTTCAAGTAAAAATGCTGGATCTATTATCTGTTTGACTGAGTCTATACGATCCCTAAAACTCAATTGATCATCAAGTGATCGCGTCTTTATCGTTGTATAACCTGAAGGTCGCTTCGTCTGCGTCATCATTATTAGACTCCTCAATATGATTATGTATAAAGTATTGATGTTTTGGTATTACCTCTTTTATGTCTAAATATTGTTTAAAAAACCAATAACCAATACCTTCTTTACAAGTACTACCGCCTCTACGAGTATCTTGAATATGAATTTTATAATTTCCACATTCACTGCGGCCTGCCATTTCTTTTTCATCTTCAGTTCTTGGACCCCACATCGCTATAATATCACCATATCTAGCTATTCTATCACTGTCAGCTATATCATTTGCCCTATTAAGCTGTACAGCGGTCAAAACTGGAATATCCAATATCCCAGCAAGATCCTTTAGTTTAGTAGTAATATCCCCTAACAGCTGATGTTCTTTTCTAGATCCATCTGTAGAGGACAAATCAGGTTCTTTAATATAATCAAAAATAATAAGTCCAATATTCTCTTTAATCTTATACTTCTTACATAAAGCTACTACTTTTTCAACAGAATATCCAGGCATATATTTATGAAATATTTTTCCTCTTGACATACGTCTTTTTGCATCTTCTATCGCCATCAACTGTTGAGGAGACCAGCCCCCATGTTTAACATCCCTCTCTTTAACTTTAGACATTTTAGCTAAAGCTCTTGTTTGCCATTCTGAAAAAGAAAGCTCTGTATCTATATAGAGAGTAGGTACCTCTAAATTATAAGCAACATGACAACCGATATTAGTAATAAATGTACTTTTTCCCATTTTCTTTCTGGCAGCAATTACCATAAGTGTACCAGGTATCATTCCATCAATTTGCTTATCTAAAATAGTATAACCAGTGGACATTCCAGACATCTCAATACGTCTATCTCTTCTCTCTTCTATAAAAGAATCTAAAGTAGAACTCAATTCTACAGCATCATCATTAGCCAAAGATCTAACAGTCATATCTAACATATCTGCTTCAATACTTCCAATTAACTCACTGCTACTTTTTCCTTCATGGGCATTTTGAGCAATAAACTCCATGTGCTGTTGAAGCTTTACATAAGCTCTATATTTGGTACTTGCTTCTAAAACTAAATCAATATACTTCTCAAAATTATCTGAAGATACTTCTATATTACTAATTGACTGGACATATGGAGCACCCCCTATAACATCTATAACACCACTACTTTGTGCTTGACCTATAACCATAGATAAATCTATAGTGTTAGCGCCTTTTTCTAATATACCCTTCATTAAAACAAATAACATCTGATGATCAGGGTAAAGA